GGCTAGATAAAAATCGTTCTGAACAACATTAACACCGTTAACATTTTTCAATGAACCCATACCTCTAGAAGAAACACCTAATTGGGCGCCACCTTCAATCAATTGACGAGCGATTTGACCCATAGGTGTGTCTAGAATTTTTGCTTTACCAATCCATTGTGTACCATCTTCTCTGAGTCCTACGATAAGATGAGATACTCGGTCTAGATTGATGGTTGGTGTTTCAGGATGACCTAATTCACCAAAAGCACGGTTTTTATTAATGTATTCTTCTGTATAACGATGAACTTCTTTCTTCATCGTATTGTATTCGTATAGACGACCGTTCTTGTTTTTCTTTTCAGAAACAAGGAAAGGACCTTCAATAAAGAGTTCTTTTTTGCCGTCTGCGCCTTCGGTAATATAATTTACCGTTTCTTGAATTTCTTTGATGAGTTTCATATTCCTAATGCGCCTCTTTTTCTTAAAGATGTTTTTCTTTTTCTAATTGTTTGCTTAATTTTAGCCAACCTTTTAAATTTACTTCTTTTAGCACTTAACTGTCTATCTCTACGTTCACGATAAGACATACGAACTAATTTTCCACTACGAATTGTCCAACCTGGCTGGTTAGAAAAAGTTTTGTTTCTTTGTATCTTACCTTTTCTTACACGAACTCTAACAATTCTTTTTCTGCCAATTTTTTGAACTACGCCTTCATTTAGCAGAAACTCTTTGAAGGTTAACATTATTACTGCTTAACGCCAGTAATAGCATACGAACCATAGTTAAATGCAGCAGGATCATTAAACTGACCACGTTGATAATGTGCGTTGTCTTTTCTTAACGATACAATTAAAGTATATGCTGTATTTGCAGTTACGCCGTAAGTATTAATTCCTAAATTTCCATTTGGATTGATAGCGTTATTTGGAATAGCAGGATTTTGTTGGCTACCAAATTCACCGTTACCGTTCAAATAGAAGATAGTTGCATTGTTTGATGTGGTGTTACCTGCCCAAAATAATTCAACGGAACCAGGAGGAGTTGAAGTTCCCATACTTACGTAGTATTGTGCTCCAGTTACTTGTAAATTATAATAAGGTAACGCAGTATTGCTAACACTTAAAGAACTTCTTAATGGCACACTATTTGCATCCAAAGCACCATACAAAGTATTTGCTTGAATACGAGCATTGTTTGCTTCATTTCCTGAAGTACCATCAAACTGACCTGTTAATTTAATAATAGCGTCTGTTGTTGTATCTCTCAATACTTGATATGTAAATTTGTTTGCCATCTTTTATCCTGTGTTTATAGTTACATATTTATGTAAGTTATTCTTGGCCAGAATCTTCCGAAGCTTGTTGTTCTTCTTGTTCTTCTTGTGTTTCTTCATCAGCCAACATATTTTGAGCCATGTTTTGTTTGGCCAACTCAAAATGAGCTGATACTTTTGCATGAATATTGTCATACAAAGCGTTACGAAATTCTACACCATTATCATCCATGGCGTAATCAATAATATTGCGAGTTGAGTAATCCGGCATCATTTTCTCCTAAAGTATTCAAATATTTATAATAAATCTATTCATCTGCTTCATCTTCTTCATCACCAGCTGGACCTTCAGGTTGTTTTGGTACATTAGACATCATCATCTGTTGTGCCACTTCATTACCTACACCAACTGGTAAACCAAGACCCATTTCTTTTTCTTCATCAATTTCAGATTGCATTTCTTTGATTTGGTCATCGGTCAAGCGTAAAACTTGACGCTGAATCCAAGCTTGAGAAAAATAACGACCTGTATAAGGATCAACCTGACTTAACAATCCAAGGCGTTCCTTCATTAATTCCGCATCTTTTAATTCAGTAAAGTTATTGTCTTTAATGAAGTCATAGTAAATATGTTCTTTGAATTCGTTCCATTCTTCATTGGTACAAATACCTTTAAGAACACATTGAACACGGAGTGCTTGGTCAAATAACTCAGCAAATTTGTTACGCAAACGGTCAACAAATTTAGCAAACTTTAATTCATCACGGGTAATCTCATTGGTGCGACCAAGAGTAAAACCTGCTGATTCTGGATTTAAACGAGAAACAGGAACATTCAATGCTTTGTATAGTTTCTTTTCAAAATACTTAACATCTTCTAACTCTCCAAGGTTTTGACCACCAGGTAATGTAGAAATCTCGGTACCTTTTCCACCTTCACGGCGTGGCAACCAAAAATCTTCCATCATAGACAAGAATTTACGGTCATCACGAACTTCACCTGTGTTAGCATCATATACAAGTTTGTTCTTGTATTTTACCATAATATCACGGAGGTATTGTTCTGCCTTTAATTTAGGTAGATTACCCACATCAATGTAAAAAATACGGCGCTCAGGGGCACGGCTAATACGATAGATGACAGTAGCATCTTCAATCATCCTTAACTGGTTGAGTGGTTTTATAGCCTTATGAAGATAAGACAATACGACAGCTCTACGAGAATCCATAAGACCAGACACAACGGAAATAATAGAATCTGTGGTAATACGAACACCAACTGGTCCAAAATTAGATGAAGAACCAGTAGTAACCTTATCATTGAAAATATAATATTCGTTAACAACGTTCATTACCTCCACACCAGTGCGTTCATCTTTTTTCTTTTTCATTTCACGCACTTTACGAAGTTTGCGTGGATCAATATAACGAAGTTCTTTAATGCCTTGAGTAGGATTTTCACGGTCAATAATGATGTGGTAATACATCTTACCATCAACATAGTATCTACGGAAAATATCTTGTGCCATGTTGTTGTAATTCAGCATACGAAGAATCGTAGAGAATTCGTCTTTAATGGCTTTTTTGATTTTTTCTGGTTGCTTTAAATCATCCAGAACAATTTGAATAATTTTGCCATCGTCATCTTGGCAAATAGCTTCACCAACGATATCGTCAATCGCTGATTCAATTTCTGGCTGCATAGCCATTTCACGGTAACGAGAGATAAGTTCTACTTCATTTTTGGCAGTACCGTCTAAGTCAACATATGTTCCATAATATGCTGCTGAGGTAATCGTTAAAGCGCCATCGTCATTTGATGGAGGCGAAAAAGATTGTTGCACAGCTTGGTCATCATTGGCCTGCTTCCGTGCAATTGTAAAACCAAAAAGAGAGAATTTATTAGCTGCCATATTGTGTTATATCCAATTCAAAAAAACATAATGAGAGGACCAAAGTCCTCTCTAATAAAATAATTAAGCGTCTGTTGATGCAGTATTTGTCCAGTATTGGTATGCAAATGTTACTGAGTATTCTTCAATAGTATCATTTGAACTCCAATCTAAATCAATTGGCGCTACATCTAACGGGAACATACCAACAAACTTATATGTGTTAATTGCTGAGCCAGTTTTACCATATTGAGTAACTGTTGCATCAACTGTATAACTTGTTGGACTTGTTGCCAAAGCACTGCGAACATTGCCTGCGTGACTATTAAGAGCACTCATCCAAGATTCCATAGAATTGCGAATCAAGAAATCTTCATCGTTAATAATCTGTAATGTCCAGTCAGCAAAGGTACGATTACCGGCAAATTTCATTTCACGACCAAAGTAGTAAACTGGAACTTGACCAACGGTTGAACCTGGTAACTGTGATGCTTTTGCCATAAATTGCAATTTTTGACCTGCAGCGGTTGCATTATTAGCAAACTGTGGTAATGTTAGAGTCACTTGAAATAGATTGGGACGAGCACCGTCACCAATCATATTTGCTCTAAATTCTGCTACATTGAATGTCATTGTTTTCTCCTATATCCTTGTTTATTTATTAGAACTGGCCAACGACTTCAGTAAAGTCAACACCCGTTCTTACAGCAACAAAGTTCAACTGGATAAAGTTAATTGAACGAGCAGGTTTGACATAGATATCACCAACAAACTGATTAGAATCAACAACTTGTGGAGTGTTGTTTGTAGAATCACAAACTACTTTAAAGTCATAGATACCACGGCGACCTTGAACATCACGAAGGAATGGAGTTACAAGAGCAACAAACTGTGCTTGTGTGAATGAATCGTTAAATTCAAACAATGAATACTTAGCAGCTTGAGCAATTGTTTTCTCTAATACAATAAACAATCTACGAACGTTGATACGGTCAAATGCTGATGGTTTAGCTTGTAGTGTCTTATCACCATAAAGGATTGTTCCGTTAGATGGGAATGTTACAACTGGATTGATACCAATAGAATACAACGAATCACGTTGAGTCTGATTTGGATTCCATGCCAATTTAACAACATTCTTCAGATTACCACGGTTGTAACCAGCAGGTGAGAACCATGGATCACGAACTGAATCGGTGTATACACAAAGACCAGCAGTATCACCGTTCAATGGTACCCAACGATAGGTGTTGTTATACTTGTCGAACATATACTTCCAACCACAATCAGCAACTGCGTAAGAAGTAGAACGAGCCAATGAAGTGTTCCAACTTTGAATGTTGGTAACTTCACTACCAGACTGGTTAACAACAGCAGAAGATGGAGGTGATACAAACGCTACACAATCTTTACGAGAGTTAGCAATATTATCAATTACATATTGTTGAACTGTTGTGCTATGGCCACCAGTCATTACCAATGAAATATTAACAGCATCGGCATTAGTAAACTGGCCATAAGAAGTAATACGGTCACCGTCAACAGTTGCTGCATCTGAACCAGAACCTAAAGCAAATGTCTGTGCAGTAGAAACTGTGGCATAACTTGTATTGGCAAGTGGTTGGCCCCATGTAGAAGAAGTTGTTGCATAACTCACTGGATCAACTGCGTAGATATACTTAGAATTATTGAAAATATAATTCTTATAGTAGTTTGAGTTGCCCAAAGAATCGGTTGCATTTAAACCTTTAGACAAATACGGAAATACTTCTAATACGGTATTTTTAGCACCAGTAAATAGACCACCAGTATCCATCACAACAATATGAACTTCATCGTTTGCTGCGCCGGCAGCTGCAGCTTGTGTAGAAGTACCAGGAGCGCCATTTACATATCCAGAGATTGTTACGCCACCAATATTCCAAGAAGCGGAATAAGAAGCGGTATCAACCAAAGAAATGGTTAGTGAGTTACCTAAAGCACCTGGATAACGAGCCATGAAAGCACCATAGGCGTTATTATTATTACTTGTTAAGTAAGTAGCTTGAAATACATCTTCATTAGCAACTTGAATGTTGTTGCCTGTTGTGTTTGCGTCAGCATTGTATGAAGCATTGTTGGCTGAACGAACAACTTGAAGATTGTTACCATAAGCTAAGAAAGAAGCTGCGGTAAAAAATGAAACATAAGTGTTAGAATCTGGATTACCAAATATTTTTGCTAAGGTAATTTCGGAATCAACTAAAATTCGTTTATTTACTGGACCCCATTGAAAATTTCCAGCAAAGGCACCGGCAGTAGTTAGTACCGAAGGAACGACTGTTGTTAAGTCGACTTCGGAAACGTTTACGCCTGGAGAGATTTGAAACGCCATTTTTTATCTCCTTGATATTATGATTATTTTGGCAGTTATGATACCATACGGATATTTATGAAAGGCCATATTTAGAGATTAACGGTGTAATTCTCTGATATAACCTGCATAAGTTTCACCGGAATCTGCTTTTTCCCACACATCTCCACCTTCCACCATAAAACTATGCTCTAATCCATCTTCAATAATAGGTGCCGGTAAGGTTTCTTCATCATATTGATTCATTGTTTCCAGTTGAAGTTGCTTACGGACATCATGAGCCACAATTTCTCTAAAGTATTTCTGAGTGGTTGCCCAAGAGAACATGACCAAACCCATCACCATATCGTCATTGGCATCTTCTTCAGCGGCAAAAGAACTCTT